TCGGCAACGTATTAGGAGAACCAGAAGACCCCGTGGCGGCAAGCGTTACAGACACTTGACCGTCAAGCGCGGTATCCAGCAATTCAAAGTTCGTGTTCGTTGTATCGCCCCATGTACCAGACTGTTCGCCTGTGCCGATGAGTTCGATACCGTTATTCAGTGTATATGTACTAGGCATGTTTTTATCCTATGCTGCTATGTCATCCCAGCCCGGAGTTTGAGACGGTGTTTCGTCACTCCATGCTGGGGTGGAAGATGGTGTTACGGGATTATAGCTCGGATTTTGATTTGGAACAATACGTCCCCAAACAAGGACGGGTGTTATCTCTCCAGTCCCAACAACTCCTACAGGAAATACAGTGCATCCAAGACTAAACTCTGCAATTTCCCCAACTTGTCCCGCGGCGCTTACGCCAGTTACGTCAACCTCTAAAACAAGATCAACTGTTGCGGAGCCTACATTTGCTGAACCAGACACTCCAGTAACAGAAATATTAGCATCTGAGGTCGTAGTCACTGATCCCACAGAAGCAGTAGAATCAACTCCTACAACGGAAATATTATTTACGGTTACAACCGTTGTAGAACCTACTGAAGCTGTTGCGGCAACACCAGTAACATTTACTATTTCATTTTCTTCTACGGTAACAGTGCCCACAGAAGCTGTCGCTTCAAGGCCAGTAACAGAAGTGTCAGCTTTGGCAACTACCGCAACACTTCCAACACCACCTGTCGCTTCAAGTCCAGTGGTTGGAACAACTGCTTGTCCCGTTGCTACCGCTGTTCCAACGCTACCTGTAGCTCCAAGTCCAGTTGGTGCTACATTAGCCTTTGCGATTAAGGTTACGCTATTTACGGAGCTTGAAGCCGATAAACCTGTGACAGAAACATCTGCCGCAGCCACAACTGTGACAGAGCCAACTGCTGAAGTGCCAGAAACGCCGCTAACTGGAACTGCAACGCCTTGCTGGACACCCGCCTCACCGACCTGACCTGTTGCAGATACGCCCGTAACAGACACATTAGCTTCCGCAACAACAGTAACAGACCCAACTTGACTAGAAGCTTCAACTCCTGTCAGGGAAACGTTGACCTCCGCGACAACAGTAACGGACCCAACACTACTCGCAGCGGATACACCTGTAACCGATATATCGGCTCCTGCGATAACCGTTGCGGCCCCAACACTACCTGTTGAGGATACGCCAGTGACAGAAACAACCGCTGCCGCCGAAGCTACAGCAGTCCCTACTTGTCCTGTGGCACCTACGCCTGTTGGAGAAACATTTGCTTCTGCAACAATGGTTACGGACCCAACACTACCTGTGGCATCAATTCCTGTAACGGGAACATCGCTTGCTCCCGATACGGTAACTGAACCAATTTGGCCTGTAGCAGAAACACCTGTAACTGTTACAGGGAGTGGATTGCTCCAAGCTCCTTCAGACCATGTGCCGCGACCCCAACCTGCAATAAGTGCCATTTCGTATGCCTAAAACTTAGGCTATACGAACAATAGCGTTTGATGCGTCTGCTGTTGGGAATACGATGGTGAAATCACCCGCTGTGGATGTTTTGTCAGAACCGAAGTCTAAAACGCAAACAGTGCGGTTGCCATTTGTTGAGTTGTAAATCAACGCGCCACGAGCAGTAATCGTTGCCGAGCTAAACGTTAAATCTGCAAAATCAATAAACGCCGTTGTTCCGCTAGTAGTCGGATCAATGTTGGTCAGCGTACCACCACCAGCAGAATAACCTGTTCCACTAACCTCGTTAGTAGCCGTATAAACGGTTGTTGCTGCTGTAAACGAAGCACTGTTTGTATATAGCGCAAGTTTGTATGTATTTGCGCCCACGTTAAAATCATGCAAACCTTCAAGAACTTCTTTCTTGAAAGAAGTGCACAAATAGTTTCCTGTAAAAGCCATTGTAGTCTCCTTACGTTTTCTCTCTCAGTATAAGTCCAGTACGATAAGCATCTGTAACTTCTTGTGACTCACCAAAGTTTTTAACACGGGACATGGCTTCAGTAAATCTTTGAGTATAGTTCTGAACCAAGTCGGCTTCACCTTTCATAAAGGTATAAGCCTCAATTAAAGAGCCGTATAAAAGCGCCACGGAGGCATTGGTGCTTAACCATGTGGTGCCATTATCTCCAGAAGCGGTCAGGCTTAATGGACGATAAAAGTAATGAAGCTCCACGTTATATGACGCGTCAGGTGTTGGACCTAAGATAAAGTTATCAATGTCAAACTGCGCATAATAGCGGGGAGCACCAGTCGTAGAATTGTTCGGGTTAAAAGACTGAACAAAGTTTACATCCTTAAACAACACAAACTCTTTGCTGCTTCCGTTCGTAAACGAAAGACTGAAAGGCGCGAGATAATCGTTAGGAAGCGCCAGATATTCATTGCCTGCTGTCAAGCTCCCACCTTGGTTTTTTCTAAAAACCTCAAGTTGCGCTATCTTTAAGATGCGCTCTTCAGCGTTTTTAATAAATATATCCAGACTATTCACAAAGGTTGTCTCTGTGTTTTCAGTGTAGTTCTGAATAGCCGTTTTCAATTCTGCGTATGTAAAGCTCATGATGTTGTCACCGTTACGCTGCCAACAGACCCAGTGGCAAGCAAATTATTGGGGGTCAATCCCCCATCATATTTAGAACCTACTGGATTCCAGCCCCATTGTATGTTGTTTTGTTGCGCCACATTCTGTTCAGGACGCGGATTTCTCAATGCCTGTGGATCAGGCGTTGCACGAAGAGGCTCTAGCTGTGGTTGTTTAGCCTCCCACTCATCTTTACCTACAAGAAGACCATTCCACTCTTTACGCATGTCCCTGAGCCGATAGCGGAAGCCAGATCGGTCAGATATCCCATATGCCCACTTTCCTGTGGCATACTTAGACATAGCGGTAGTTCCTCAAGTCTGGGGCAACGCGGAAGGACGCACGATCACGATCCTCATCCATTGCGCGGTTTATTTCCTCTTCATATATAGCTTTTAGCATCTGCATGCGGTCTGGAGCACGCTTAATGCTCATATAATATGCCAAACCAGCCGCTAACGCAGGGTAAAACCGAAACGGAACCTGCAATGTATTGGTGTAGATATCGGCATCATCCATACGAATTAGTGCATCATACAGAACAACATCTGTGCTATTATCAGGCAAAGGCCACATTTTTAAAGCAGGGTTTATTTGTCTATCTACAAAAAACTGCGTAGGTCGCCCAGTTGTGGATTTTGTAGGAATGTTAAGATATTCATCCCTACTGATGCGATCTAACGCATAATCTGTTCCATCGCGTCGAACGACTAGCGACAATATGTCTATTACATCAGTACCAAGGTCAACATCACCATCGTTTTCTGTAACGGTGAAGTTTCGCTGGGCTATGGTCCACTGGTTTAATCCGCGGTTAGCCCAATCAGCAAACATAAGGTTTAAAGAACGCTTTGCAGTCTTCAGATCATAACCTGTGCGAACTTCCAAGCCGCAACGCTCAAAAGCCTCTTCGATGTAATCAGCTACATCTAGTTCAAAATCTTTAGACCCTGATACAGTCATTTCTTCTTCCTTTTAAGGGATTTAACCCTTTTTGGCTTGCCAGCAGGCTGTCCAAGACGTTTCTTTTGAGATATTCTACTACGCTTTTCCGCAGATGTCATCTCTGAAGCTGTCTTTGGCGTTTTTGAGCTTACACGCTTGCTGGGCCGACAGTATGGAGTGCCGCGCTTTTCATCCTTTTTTCGACCACAGGCTTTGCCTGTACGAACGTCTTTCCAGTCTTCTTTAAACCAGCGTTTGAGTGCAGCACCCTTTTTTGTCTTCCGTACAGCCATTAGCTTTTCTTCGTCACTTTGCGGCGACTAGACATCACCTTTCCGCAACCATTTGCAACCACTTCACCACCTTTCATCATTCGGCGCACTGGACGCTTACGAAACTCGTTAGAAGGCTCAATAACGCCTCCCATAGCTTTCTTAACAGGCTTCTTCTTGCTGTTTCCCCAGTTTTTAGCGCCGACTTTTCTGCATTTAGCGATTGCGCCGCTTGCGTATGCGCTTGGAAAAACCTTGTACCTTGCTTTTACCTTTTTGTAGCACGCGTCCTTTGGCATTTTTCTTCCTCTTCATAGGAGGCTTGCTAATCTGCTGCCTCATCTGTGAGCGGCCTATAGCCATTTAACACTTCCAACGCTTACGCGCCTGCCTCAAGCGGCTATTTGGGTCTTTTGCCGCCTTTGGAAACTTTTTCATTTGTCCAGCCGAACGTGCGCAATATGACTTACGCCGCTTGGCATCTTTACTGCCCTTTTTGACTTTGCCTGTCACAGCAGTCTTTAGCTTAGAGCCGGGATTTGCTTTTTTATACGCGGCAACGCCCTTTTTGGTCATGCCAGCACCTGATTTGGTCTTACGGTAATTACCACCTTTGCCAGTGGTTTTTCGTATCGGATTTTCTTTTTTACGAGCCATGTTACCTCTGCACAAACAAAGTTAACGTTACATTGTCTGGTATTACACCCCAAATGCCGTTCTCAAAAATTATTCCGTCACCCGGAATTTCCATTCCAAAAACTCCTTTTCCAGACTCATCTAACTCTAAAATAACAGTTCCAGACGCGGCAGAAGCATTGTCATAAATAAATGCTTGATCTGTCGCGCCTGTATCATGATTTATAATAAAGCCCATCAAACGACCACGGCCTGAAGCAAACGATCCAGAATCGTGTCTGTGAACCGCTTTGACTTCATTCCCAGCCATTTTGACCCCTTATGACAAAAAGATTGTCAGTTCGTTGCTTGATCCCGTGAAAGCACTAACATACGCACCGCTTGTAGCGAGAATACCATCATCAGGAATGTTCAAATGGTGCATCCCTACTGGAAAGGTTTGCGTAATCAGTGTATCGCCCGAACCGCTACCATCTTTAATTGTAAAAGCGCCCGCTGCGGCTGCATAAATTACAATTTGACGGATACGAGAACGAGCAGGACCGACAACAGCCGCAGATGTACCCTGCGCCCAATTATATGCCTTTACTGGACCTGCCATATTAAGCTCCTATCACGCTAAGTTGTTGTTTTGAGCATATAGGATAGTAAAACGAACTAAACCCGCATTTGTTGCAGCCGAAGCAGTAACAGTCAAACGAATGTCTGCTGTTCCTGTGTCTTGCCATGCCAACGCAGCACCCGCTTCCGTGGTCGGATATTTACGTCCCGCAGTTGTTCCGCTTGCGAATGTGTTTAAAATAGTAGCTGCGCCACCTACGGTATCACCAACGCTCAAGTTGGTTGTAGCATTCGCCGCAGTAATTACATCAATTACACAGTCAATAATCTGAGAATTTGCAGGAATAACAACGTCAGTAACGGATGCCGCTAATGCGCCGCCAGATAAATCTGCTGAAAAAGTCTGCGTCATAACAACTTGACCAACGTTTGCAATATCAGAGCCAAGCGTTGTACCAGTAGTATCTTTAATTGTGCCAGCCTTTATCGGGCCAGAGAAAGTAGTAATACCCATGTCTATCTCCTGTCTGGGTTAAGTCAGCCGCCCAATGCGACTGTCAGGGATAAACCAACAATACACCAACTTTTTCAAAAAAGAAAGGGGCCACCGAAGTGACCCCCCCAAGTTAGGATTGAGGTATGAACTACCTCTCTAACTGTAACACACTTTATGCACCCGGAGAACCGAATACAG